ATTTAACTTTTAATGACCCGGGAATAAGAAAACATATGCAAAGGGTTGTTGTTAATTATAAACCTGAAGCAGCCATAGATGCTGACTTATTTGTGAGATATGATTATGAAGCAGCTTCATCAGCAAGACCTGCCGCATATCCATTAGATTCTACAGATGTTGTTGCTATATATGGCACATCATCTTATGGAACACCTACATATGGTGGTGCATCACAACCACTAGTTAGACAGGCAGTAGAGGGTTCAGGATTTGCTGTAGCATTAAGAGTAAATGATGGTGGTTCAACTGCACCATATTCACTTAAAGGTTTTCAGTTAGAATATCAGTTAGGAGCTAGACGTTAATGGGTGATACATATACAAGACAGTCCTCGTATACAGATGGAGATGTAATAACTGCGGCTCATACCAATGATGAGTTTAATCAGTTATTAGCAGCTTTTGCATCTAGTTCAGGACATACACACGATGGTACTGCCGCAGAAGGTGGACCTATTACTAAACTATTAGGTAATTCACTTACCTTTGGTGCAGGTACAGCAGGTACAGATATAACTGTAACATTTGATGGTGAGACATCCGATGGTGTACTAAAATGGATGGAAGACGAGGATTATTTTGAATTTAGTGATGACATACTTATTGCTTCTACAGAGAAGCTACAATTCAGAGACACAGCAATATACATCAATTCAAGTGCCGATGGACAACTTGACATTGTTGCAGACACAGAAGTACAGATAGCTGCCACAACTGTAGACATAAATGGTGCAGTAGATATATCAGGCAATTTAACTGTAGGTGGCAGTGTTATCATAGGTGGTAATACTTTATCTTCTACAGAGTTATTATTCTTAGATGGTATAACAGCAGGTACAGTAACAGCAAGTAAAGCACTAGTAGTTGATAGCAATAAAGATATTGCAAGTCTACGTAATATTACAATAACAGGTGAGCTTGATGCAGCCACACTTGACATATCAGGAAATGCTGACATTGATGGTACACTAGAGACAGATGCTTTATCAATAGACGGTACAACTATAACTGCTACAGCAGCAGAAATAAACTTAATTGATGGTGGAGCAACTGTAGGCACAACTGCTATAGCAGATGGCGATGGTTTAATTATTAATGATGCAGGTACTATGAGAGTATCTACTGTGCAAACTTTAGCTGCTTATCTTGATGATGAAATAACTGCAATGCCTAATCTTGTAACTACAGCCGCTACAACAGTAGGTGCATTAAATAGTGGTAGTATTACAAGTGGTTTTGGCACTATTGACACAGGTTCATCTACAATAACAACTACAGGTTTAATTACAGGTGGTTCTTTAGATATAGATGATGTTGTTATAAATGGAACAACTATTGGACATACAGATGATACAGACCTTATAACACTAGCAGATGGTATAGCCACAGTAGCAGGTGAAATATCTGTAACTACACTAGATATTGGTGGTACTAACGTAACTTCTACTGCAACAGAACTAAACATTATGGATGGTGATACTTCAGCATCATCAACTACACTTGCAGATGCAGACAGAATTGTAGTCAACGATGCCGGTACAATGAAGCAAGTTGCACTAACTGACTTTGAGACGTACTTTGAATCTGCACTAGACACATTATCAAATGTAACAACAGTAGGTGCGTTAAATAGTGGTTCAATAACAAGTGGTTTTGGTGCAATAGATGTTGGGTCAAGTAACTTAACTGCAACAGGCACTATATCATTAGGTGCTACATCTTTTAATGACAATGCCATTACTAACGTAGGTGACATTGCACTAGATTCTATTAGTGCTGATGGAACAGATATTAATGTAGCAGTATCAGATAACTCTGCAACTGCTTTTACAATTAAACAAGGTTCAGATAATTACCTTGTTATAGATACAGGAAACAGTAGTGAATCTGTGTCTATAGGTACAGGTGTATCAGGCACAGCTATAACATTAGGTCATGGCACATCTGAAGTAACTGTAGGAGATAACTTAACTGTTACAGGTGACCTTACAGTATCAGGCACAACAACTACAGTAAACTCAACAACTGTAAATCTAAACGACCATAATATTGTACTAGATAGTGGTAACAGTACAAGTGCAGTTATCAATGGTGCAGGTATTACAATAGAAGGTGGTTCAGGTGATGATGCTACATTTACTTATAATACAACAGGACCCCAGTTTGAATTAAAGTTAGGTTCTAGCTTTGAAGATTTACAAACTGCTAAATTAACTGCTACTGAGTTAGACATATCAGGTGATGCAGATATTGATGGTACACTAGAAGCAGATGCTATAACAGTCAACGGAACTGCTCTTGCTACAGTAATTGCAGGAACTACAGTAACAAATTCTACTAATGCTGCACACGTAACTGTTGCAGATAATGAAAACACAAATGAAGAAAACTTAATTACATTTATTGAAGACACTTCAGCTACAGGTAACGTAGGTTTAGAATCAGATGGAGACTTTACATACAATCCAAGTACAGGAACAGTAAGTGCTACTATATTCAAAGGTAACATTGATGCAGTAGATGGAGACTTTGATGGAACTCTTGAAACAGATGCATTATCAATAGCAGGAACAACAGTAACTACAACAGCAACAGAGTTAAACATAATAGATGGAGATACCTCTGCTTCGGCTACTACACTAGCAGATGCAGACAGATTTGTAACCAATGATGCAGGTACAATGAAACAAGTAGCATTAACAGATGTAAAGACTTATTTAACTAGTGCAGGGTTTAGTACAGACGACCCTACAGCACTTGCGATTGCCCTTGGGTAATGCATATTTTACTTGACAAATAAAGCAAAACCGAGTATAATTATATAAAAGGAAAAAGAAATGGCAAATACATTTAGAGTAGTCACATTCGCTGCCGAGCCAAATGCTGCAGGAAGTCCGTATACAATATACACAACTCCGGGTAGTACAACTACAGTGGTGATTGGACTAATACTTACAAACATACATACATCTCAAGTAACCACAGAAGTAGAACTTGTATCTGATACATCAGGTGGTGGTAGAGGAGCAACCAACGGAACAGCTTTCTTGGTTAAAGATGCACCAATACCTGTAGGGTCTTCACTAGAATTACTAACAGGTGGTAAGGTTATACTTGAAGCAACAGACGTATTAAGAGTGGACTGCTCTGTAGCAGATAAACTAAGTGGCACACTAAGTATCATGGAGATAACATAATATGGCTTACATTGGCAACAACGTACCTGCTAACTTCCAAGCTCCACCTGCTGTTGTAAGATTCAATGGTGATGGTTCTGATACAACCTTTGCACTTGGAAGAACAATAGGTTCAGTACAAGAGATACTTGTAAGTGTTGATGGTGTTGTCCAAGATAGTGCAGCTTACACTGTACCTGATGGCTCAACATTGACATTCTCGGCTGCACCCTCAAGTGGTACAGGCAATATCTTTGTATACTTTCTTGAGTTGGCTGCAGGAACAATTACACCTACAGCAGAGTTCAAGGGTAACTTCAAGAATGGTGGTATGTTCAGAACTAATGCACAAGCCTTAGATACAAACATAACAATACTTGCCACAGAAAATGCACAGGTAACAGGAACACTTACAGTAAATGATTCAGTTACATTGACCATTAATGATGGTGGAAGGTTGGTGGTATCGTGAGTACAATTAAAGTAGATACAGTCCAAAGTAGTGGTGGTGGTGCAGTTACATTAACTAATCAAGAAGCACCAAAACATAGAGTAAACCTTAATGGCACAGGCACGATTGCTACTAGAGATAGTTTCAATTTAAGTAGTGCAGTAGATAATGGTACTGCCAATTACACATTCAATTTAACTAACGCACATGATAATGCTAACTATGCTTTGACTTGTTCTGGTTCTGAGCCGGGAGCAAATAAAGCTCATTGTGCTGTACCATTCAATGTAAATGACAGTGAATATGCTCCAACGACTAGTTCGTATCGTATAGGTATGTTAGAACCGGGAACAGCTTGGACTGATGCAAAGTACGTTATGGGCATAACACATGGAGACCTAGCATGAGTACAGTAGTATTAGACACAATCACAGGCAAGTCCACTGCAACAACCATAACCATTGGCTCAACACCTGTAGTTAGTGCAAGTGCAAACTCTATGACTATTAGAGGTGAGGGTTCAGCACAGACAAGTATTCAGCAAGGGTTGGGTAAAACTTGGCATATATCTAATGATGCAGCAGGTCAAGAAGATAGTTTTAATGTGGCAAGTGGAACAGACAATGGCACTGGTGATTACACTTATGCTTTTACAAATAATAAAAATCAAAATTCTTATGCTCATCCTCATACTACTTGTATTGTTAATTGTGCAGCGTGGTCGCATACACGAGCTACATCATCTATGAGAATTGCTGTTTTTTATGATGAAGGTGGTGTTAGAGATGCAAGAACTCATGGAACAGTACACGGAGACCTAGCATAATGGCAAACGGAACAATAGCATTTGATACATTACAGACAAGTGATGCAGTAAATACTGGCACAACTAAATCTATAGATACAAGTTATATGTTTAATGGAGTGGCAAAGGCATGGTGTTCTTTTACAAGTGCTAGTACAACTGCATTGTCAGATAGTTTTAATGTTGGTTCTTTGACAGATAACGGCACTGGAGACACAAGTATAACTTTAGCAACAGCTTTTGGAAATGTTAATTATACATTTGCAGGTAATGTAGGAACAAATCAATGTCGTTTGTTAGCAATTATAGCAACACCTACAACAACTGTAATTAGGTTAAAATGCACAACATCAACAGATAATACAGATAATGACCAACCTTTGCAATATGGAAATATGTTAGGAGACCTCGCATGACAATAGAAACACCAGAATTTCAAGGCACACATCTTTGGGATAGACTGTGTTGGGCGAAAGAAAAGCTAGAGCCTTACAGAACAGAATACTGCGTTGTATGGGAAGAACCAGAGACACCTGATGAACCTGCAAAGGTTACACATC